CATGTAACTTTTGTAAAATTTTAGCGAAATCCATATTATTTTCCTTTAGGGGCTTGCTCTTTGGCTGCGAACTCAAACTTGCGTGTACGTTTAGATAAATCTTTCAACATACTGTCTACTCGTTTTTGACCAGCTAGTTCTTGTGCTGACTCACTCTCAATCACTGGATTATTAAGTAATGAACCATCCTTGGCTTTTTTAGGTGCAGCTACTGGTTCGTGATTGGCTTCTTCACGCTTGGTGCGTACCATAACTGAACTAGCTGTTAGGCCTAGACTTTCTGCAATGACTTGACGCAGTTGATCTGTTATGACAGGATACTTTAAGGTAACTTCCATCATACATACTTCACATGGTCCCATTCCAGGGAAATCGGCATGTTCTCGGATCGGTAAACGTTTTACAGTACCAAAGTTTTCTACTACATAAGCATCTAACTTAGTTTGAACTCGTTTACGCATGTCATCATTAAAGTCCTCGCAACCAGCTATACGAACTACAAATTCGTACACTGGTTTTAGGTTCATAAGATAATCAGTAAATGGTTTCATAGGTATTCCTAATATGTATATTTATAATCTCAGCTAGACTTTTGGGGTTTGTTTGCATCTATTAACTGCTTGAGCAAGGTATTTCTATCCACTACCACAGCTGAACCATCCATTGCGGGTGCCAGTTTTTCATTTTTTTGTTGTGTTTGATCTAGACGCAGTTTCTTCAACTGTAGATCAATCATACGCAATTTTTTATCTATCTTAGCTTGTTTGGCAGTGATGGCATGCCCTAATAATACACCGGCAGTTTGTAGAATTTGTCCACTAAACCTAGCTTCAACATTCATGCCTAAGTTCATTAAGTCCTCAAACTTGTCACGTGCCATGTCTGATAACTCATCTAGTTCTTGATCGGCAGAATCTAGATCACGTACTTGCGGCAATGCTTGATCTATACGATCTATAATCATTTCAGCATCAGCTAACTGTTCTTGCCCAGCAAGCAGTTCTTTAACATCTACTGGTATAGGGTCAGGTTCGCCGTCTTCTGCGGTGGGCAGGTTGAATAATTCTTCTAGTTTTTTAGTCATATGGATATTTAGCGGCGACCAACATTGACGAAAATGTCTTGTTCTGTAACTACCCTAAATTTAATGCCTTGTTGCTGGCACCATTTATGTGCTGCTTCCCATTTGGCTATATTAAGTGCTAGACTTGCTTTGTCCCTTACACTTTTAGCTCGCTCGATGTCGGCTTCTCTTGTGGGCTTGACTTCTATTACTTCAGCGTGTTTTTTCTGGTTCTTATCTACATACACAATCATGAAGTCTGGCACATACACAGTATTTTTTCCTGTGAATGGGTTACGATATGGTATCATAAATGGTTCACTAGCCCATTGTAGTATGTTAGGATTGTTGTCACAAAACAGCATGAAAGTAAATTCCCAACTACTACGATAGGTAGGTTCACGCCGACCTGCGTACTTGTTAAGATTTTTTATTGTGTATTTGCCTGTGGCGTATTTGGCCATCTAACGCAACCAAATCACATAGTCCAGTAAATTATTGTATTCGCTTGGACCATCACTTTCGTAATAATAGATATATCTACCATTGGCTACATCAGTGCTATCATATTGATAAAACGCCGAACTGGACAATGTTATAGTTCCTTGATATTGTGGTACCCATTCTACTGCCGAAGCCTGCTTATACAGTCTTATTAAGTCGGCATTATTAGTACCACCATTACCTATTGACCAACCATATGTGGTAAAATTAGTACCTAGATCGTAGTCAGTGTTGACAAAATCTACCACTTGTGCATTGGTAGGCTTGCCCCCACCCCATTGTGGCGTTGGTGCATCCGCTGCGGAGAAACCATCTTGACCACCTTGGCCCACGGTACCAAAACTGGTAAATTGTACTCTGGTAATCCTTATACCGGTAAACTTTATGTTTGGGCCTAAATCCCAGCGTACTCCACGCAATATACCATCACGTGGTTGAGCCGTATATTGCGCCGACCCTGTTACAGCATAATCTTTGTATGAATCAATTATGGCAGTGTCTTTATACCTTTGTACTAACATAGGATCAAAACGCATCCAACCACCTTGTGTACTACCAGCCTCAGCACCAGTCATATCACAGTAGACTTGCATGGGTCTATTGTCTATTCCACGTATCCAATAATAATCACTGCGACTAGTACCTGTAGTACTACGTATAGTGCGGGCATTATTAGCAGCACGTTCAGGACTGCTACCATCAGCCAATGCTGTGGTAGGAACTTGTATCATACGCTGTATATATTTGTTATACTTACTGCGTGCATGAACACCTAATTGGCTAGTACCTACACGATTAAAGTTAAGAAACATAGTAGTAAATCTGTTACGATTTTCCTCATCCATGTTACGCATTTGATCTACTATAGTCATAGGGTCCACACCCTGTGCTATAGCAGTATAGATAACGCTGCTGGCTAGAATACGAGCAGATTCATAGTTGCCGGTAATGGTTTCAAAAAAAGCAGTCACAGCCGAATCTTGCTCGGTGCTGACTGTATAGGCAGGCTTGTAAAAATTATTGATATAATCAGAGCCAGTGTTGGCAGCTGAACTATTGACTAAGTTATTGGCCATTTGGTAATGAGTTTCTTTCTATAATTTTTTGATTTATCTGCGATTGTAAGTTTTGCAGTTCGGCGGATAGTTTGTTTAACTCGGTATTAGCATTAGCTTGATCTTGAGTTGCCACTGCAATTTGTTGACGTATGCCATCGATGACATCACGGCTACTATTAGCACCAATAGCCAGTGCTAGTTTATTGTTAAGATTGCCTAAGACAATGACCATATTGTTAACTTGACGCTGTTGAGTATTGGCTTGTTGCGATACTGTACGCATTTGTGATTCTAGAGCAGCTAATTCAACACCAATTTCTATTCTACGTTGACCGGTACCTACAGTGTTTTGGTTTGTGGGCTGCGATAATTGCTGCGAATCATTTGCTTTGGTTAGATCAGTAGAAGCAGTGCCAGGTCTAGTTACCCCGGGCACTGTAGGAAATTGCGGTTTGTAATTACTAGGGTAGGCATTAACTTGTTGTGGTCTACGTTCAACTGTGCGTGTATTAAGTAAGGCTGCTACACCAGTTAGTGCCAGTGCAGACCCTACCTGCCCTAACCCATTTGGCACTGAACTGCCAAAGATATTAGTAGGAGAAATGACTGAATATCCGCCCGGTGTTTGGCTACGCATTTGTCCTGTTATAACACCAGTTATGGCATTAGCTGCTTCTTGTGTGTAAATTTGTTTAAGCTCATTTACTGCGGCTTTCTTAATGTTTACACCCTTAAATGTTTGTCTAGCTGTGGCAAATTTGAATATGGCACTGAGGTAGTTACCACTAGTTAAATCACGTATGATACTACCAGCTGCATTAATCAATCCACCACGTCCAAAGATATTTCTTCTAGCACCAACGCGATTCAATGGACTGCGTGTTCGATCATAATGTATGCCAGCAAAACCTTTGACTTCACCACTGTCTATGTAACCCTCATTATAAAACACAGCTTCATAAGCTATAGTCATTTCGTGTGACATATTAGCCGATTCTACCCCTTCGTAATCGTGCTTAGGATGTCTAAACGACGTAATCATAGGATTAACTAGGATGTATTCAGCAAAAGTGTCATGTGTTAAACTGTAAATTCTAACTGCATGAAGATATCTATAATCTGGCATGTCGGCTCGTAAACTATACCCGAAACTTGCTGGACTATTTGGGTCATACTTGTAGCCTTGTCTATGAACGTTAGGACTATTCATAGTATCTCGGTAATAGTAACTATAATAATCAAACCAAAAATTACGAATCAAATTTACACTGTCATCGCGAAATGCTATTTGTACATTATCATATTTGATCTTGCTTTGTACTAGATTTGGTCTATTGTAAGCATTATAAGATTTTGATTCTATAGTAAATTTAGGTAATTCTACATCACGAACCATCATGCCAATTTCAGTCAATCTAGTGGGATCTAATAATTGGTTTTGAGCAGCATAGGGATTAACATCAAAAAATACATGAAATAAGTATCCAGACTTGGGTACCAGACTAAAATCGTTGCCAACAAATAATTGTGAAGCGTGACGATAATCACGCAAAAAATCAATACTAGCAGCACCACGAAAGGCACTGCCCAAAAAACCTAAAACATCAGAAAATATATTGGCCATACTTTATTTATTCGTAGAAAAAGGGGTTCGAAAACCCCTTTTTGTCAAGTTCGATGCCGTTAACCTGTTACAGTTTGTTCAATAGCACGACCAACAAACCTACCTACACCAGCATAATTACCACCAGCATCAGTTTGAACAGCATTGTCAAAACGTAGACTCAACTGTACTGTGACTGGATCACTGTTGGCATAATTAACCTCTTGGTAGTTGGCTTCACGAATATAGCAACCATATAGCTCCCAACGCTCTAGCACTGTGGGCGCCAATACACCATTGCCACCATCTAGCATTTCACATTTGGTTATGAATTTGTAGGCTAGACCAGCAGTGGCACTGGCTTGATTGTAAAAATCAAATTGCTTCTGTAACTGCTCACCAACTAAGCGACTGATGTTGTTACCAGCATCATCACGTAGAGTGATAGAACAATCACCCCATTCATGTTTACCAGCTAGTCTTACTACACTGTTATAGACATGAATGTCGGTGTTTACGAAACTTACAGTGGGACGATTAAAACTAACAACTTGCTTGGTTAGTTCTACTAAATCTGCACCATTTACACCAAGACCTTCGAATATGATT